ATCTTGATGGTGTCCACCAAAAAGTCCACGTCGCCTTTGAACAAGGCTTCCTTGAACGAATTGCAGGTAAAGTTTCCTTGGAACGCCATTTATTTCACCGGATACCTAACTTGACCAGAACGATAAGCATCTTGACGATCTTTGCCATCACCAAGTTGTTTAGCCATTGTAAAGGCTTCGTTATACCGATCAGAATAGTTTTTGACCACGTCGGCGTCAGACTTCATATAGGCTGCGGCTTCCAGTAAGGAGCCGTAAAGCAACAACGAATCAAAGTTGTTGCCCAACCAAGTAGTCCCGGCAGTAGTAATCGACTCAGGGTAGTAAAAGTAGTGCAACTCCATGCTGTACGAAGCATCAGGCGTCGGCCCTAAGATGAAAGTGTTTTCATCAAAAATAGCGTAGTGAGTTGGTGCTCCTGACGTAGCAGGATAAGGAAACGCTTCACGAATGAAGTTTACGTCCTTGTTCAGCAAATACTCATAACTGCCATCAGTGTTAATCCTAGCCAGCGAATACGTCGCCAGCCAGTCAACAGGTGCCCCCAAATACTTGTTGCCGCTAGTCGCAGCACCGGTCACGTTTTTGCGTAGAGCAGGAAACTGAATAGAGTTGTAAATCCTCTGTTCGGCCTGCTGAACAAACCGCGCAATCTGTTCGGCAGACGTAAGCCCACCCGCTCCCACCGCTTGGGGGAAGTCGTTCTCTGAATAAGCCTTGATTGCGGCAGTAAGTTCAGTGTAGTTCATGCAAGTTTTTTGCTAGAGTGAGTGCCCTTAGTTGCAGCACCAGTGCCACGAGTCTTTACAGTCTGCGTGTTGGGCACGTTGTTAGGGTATCCGTTGTTGTTTGGAACAATCGGAATTTGTTTAACAGGGTTGCTGTGCATTGGGATAGCCTTGGTTTTCATATCAACGCCCCCGAGACGACTTCATCTGGTTAGCGACTTTAGCCAAGCCACGCCCCAGAGTCTTCATCTGCATATTCGTCTTACCACCCTTAGCCAACTTGGTCAGAGGCTTGCCGGGGTGCTTCTCTTTTTCGTGCTTATGGACGGCTTTTTTGATCGTTGCCTTGTCCATTTTTACGTCTTCGTGTTTCATGATTCACTCCTAAGTTGTTGCGACTGTCACAGTACCCAGTGTAATGCCTAACGCCAAATTATTGGGAGTCAACCCGGCGTCATTGGCTCTACTCCCACCTACTGGTGCCCACCCCCACTGGATAATTCGACTACCCCCAGAGGCATCACCACTACCTAACGGTCCACTGCCCGAATCAATTTGCAATCCGGTATAACCCGCCTGAAGATACGTCGTATCAGGTCTTGGATTGCGCAACGCTTGTGGGTCGTCCACCGGATACATACCCAACTGCAACTGCGGTTGATCTGGTTCCCAACATGTGGGGCAAACCAAGATGTTTGTGTTCTTCGTTTTGATGACGATTTCCCGCAACTCTTTCAGTTGGTACTGAAACCCGCAACGATCACATTCACAAATTGCCCATTTACCGGAAGCAAACTTAGTAGGCATGCTTCACCTCAATAGAACATAGTCCGTGGCGCAATCCGCAAAGACGCTTTTTCGCGGTCTTCGCTCGACGCCAAGGCCCATTGCTCTTCGTAAGCCATTTTCAACATCTCTAGGCGCGGCAGAGCATCGGGAAGTTTCATTGCGAGGTAATACGCCAGCCCTGCCACTAAGCAAGGCAGCATACGGAAGGGGATGTCTTGGGTGCTTATACCTGTCCCCGCGTCTTGAATCCGACGCAGTCTCCAGTACACAAAGGTGTAGAAGTTATCTTGGTCTGGCGCAGGCCAGACGTTGATGTTGGGCGGGTTGACCCCAGTAAGCGGATTTGTCGTGTTTGGCTGGTTGCCGTTGATTGGGTACGTTGCACCAGACTGGCGATTGATCCACACCTGAATAGGACGCCCTTGAGCGTTCTTATTAGGGATAGTAGAGTAGGTATCTACGCTGATGCGACTAATGTTGATGTCTGTCTGTCCTACCCCAGTCTGGGTCCGAATGACATGGTCAAGAAGGTCAATTGTGTCCACGGGCAAGGAGTACGTAATCGTCCCCTGCGTCATAGCAATCTGACCCTGCTCAATAGTCCACAGATTGATGCCTCGGTTAGCCCACTCAATTGTTAGCAAATTGAGCGAACGGCGTGCCGTGCGCATGTCATAGCCAGAACGCAACTCAAGCCCGCACCGCTCAAACGCCTCTTCAACAAGGCTATTGAGGTCGAGATTAAAAGAGTTGGTACCAGACGTTGTCATTTGCCTACTTTCCTATGTGGAGCAACCTTTTTAGCCACGCTTTTAGGTTGAGCCACAAACTGTTTGCCTTGGGCTTTACCTGCTCGTTTGGCTCGGGTTGTTGCGGCGTACTCGGCAGAACTGAGGGACTTGATTGCTTTTTTCGGGAGGTAGCGTTCGCCCGTGGCGTTTGGACCTTGCGTCGAGGGCTTACCGCTTTTGGTTCGCCACTCTTGTTTGGTCCACGCTTTGAGACTTTTTTGGCTTTTGGAGAGTCCACTCACTTATACCCCCCGCCAGCCTTCTTGTACTTCGTAGCCAGCATCTGTGCTTTTCTCGCACTCCACTGACCCGGAGCACCCCCCTTACCTCCAGCCTTAACCTGCTCGAACAACTGCTTGCGCATGCCGGGTTTTGTGTAGTTGCCTGCCTCGTTGACACGAGACTTAACCTTGCCGCCTTCGGCGTACATGGTGACCTCATCCGGATTGTCTTTCCGTTTGATGGTCTTGGCTTTCGGCATCTTTGAGGGGCGTACTGCCCCCATGCCCCGGCTCGGCATCATGTTAGGACTTCCCGCCCTTAGCCATCTTCACTTCCATGCCACGAGTCTTGCCTTTCATAGCAATACCGTCGGCACGCTTTGATGCGCTTCCCATTGCTGGTTTGCCAGTTGGAACTTTACCCATGCTTGAAGCCATTTTGGACTTTGCCATACCACCGCCAGCCATCATTTTGGCTTTGGCCTTGGCTGCACCGCCTTTAGCCATTGCGCCTTTGCCATCCGCCGCAAACGTTGGGACTTTCTTGCCATCTTTCATGGTCATGGGCATGCCACCAGCCGCATAGCCTTTTTTCATCATGCCGCCACCAGCAGCCATTTTTGCTTTCATCATTTTCACTACTCCTTGTACAAGTTGTTGAAGGTTACCTCCGGGTCCATGTACGAATCGTCTTGCTCCGCACAATGAATCCATTGGCTGGGTCTAAAATCGGGCGCTCCTTCTCCAGTTACCCAGTAGGCTGGGCTGGTAACTCGCACTCGATTGTTAGGTAACGCCACTATATTCCCTGTCCATTTTCCTGCATCTGTCAACATCAACACATGACTTTGTTTATGCTGCGATGGGTCTTCTGCAACCTCACTCTCAGCATAATCTACTGTAAACAAATACCGCCCCGTGTGAAACTCATTGTTAATTTTGCACAGCCAAGGGGACGGCTGCGCTCTTTGAAACTTAACAATACCGTGGTTGTACGAACTACAGTCCCAAGGCTGCGCCAAATGGGTTTGCATACGTTCAGGCCATTGCTCAAGCGGTATGTCCCCAACCAAAGCGGTAATCGGCATCCTTGCCCACATCGCACCGCCATGAACGTTGGGTTGACTCCCATCGTCTGCTTCACACCCCGTAAAAATGACTTGGAAACTAAGGCACCGATCAGGAATAGTCGTGACAGCCACTGCCAGCGCATGCACATACTCCCCATGATAATTCTGGTGCCCATTAGTGAACTCTTTCCTCACCCAGCATTTAAAATACGGAATGTTGCTCGTCAAGTACATCAACACATCTTTCCACGGGTCTTACCTCGTTGGGCTATGCCGTCAGCACGTTTAGAAGCGGAACCGCCAGACGCCATCGTCTTAACTTTGCCACCCTTCTTCATGCCGGGTTTTGCAGTAGCCTTGGCAACACTAGGAGCCGTCTTCATTGCAGCCTGAGCGGCCTCCTTCTCCCGCTGCTTGTCACGGTACTGGTCTTTGTACATCAGACCGGGAAGGATGCCGAGGCCAAAACCAGCGTTTTCTTTGCCAGCAATTTTGCCCATCAGCGCAGGAGCCGCACCAAGCAGCCCACCCATAAGTGCTTTATCGCCCATAGTTACACCATCTTTCCGCGAGTTTTGCCGCGAATGGCACAACCGTCAGCGCGTTTAGAAGCGGAGCCGCCAGCAGCCATCTTCTTGACCTTACCGCCCTTCTTCATGCCCTCAAGCGCCTCGTAGTTACGGGCA